GCATTTGTTGCTCAATGCTATTTGCTTTAGCCTGTAACTTAGTCAAGTTACCGTTCGTATCTGATAAACCTGCTTGCAATCCTTGCGCATCAAGTTTTAGCTGCGCTAGCTGCTCTTTCGATGCGTTAAATTGTGCAGTCAATCCATTAAGCCCTGCGCTAAATTGCCCGACACGCCCATCTAAGCTAGCGTACTTGCCGTTGATACCCTCTAACCCTGCTTCAAGCTCTGCGATAGGCTTTTTGGTTTTATTCATTTCAGCTAGTAGTGCATCATAATTATTCTTGTCACTATTCAATAGTTCTTCACGTAACGATGAATAATTTTTAGATACATTATTAGCTGTGTCTAGCGCTTCTTTTACGTCGATTTTGAGGCCATTAACGACATCAGCACTCTTTTTTGCTTCTTCAAAACCTTTTACAGCTTGCTCATAAGCTGAATTACTTTTAGCCATCACACTGTCAGCAGTCGCCCGAGCTTCTTCAAGTCCTTTTTGTTGCTCATCTACTTGTTTTTTTATAGCATCATTAACGATATCTTTTCTTTGCCACTCACCAGTTCCATCACTTTGACGCTCAAAGATCCAAAGTTCAGTGCTGTTACCATTCTTTTTAAACCACACATCATTAAAATGTGCATTTTTAGGCGGTTCAGTAACGCTTGTCGGAAAAATCACTATTCCATCCGGTGCATTGCGATGCTGCAATTCTTTGATCGTTTGCGTAATACTTCCACGCCAACTAATCATGAACGAAGAACCTGAAGCTTGATCAGCTTTTGAAACAGCAGAAAGACCGCCATTGAACTCAAGTGTGTAGCCATTGTTTGGTACAACAAAATCGTTACCTTTTTTGTCATACAATCTTAGCCAGTCACCTGCTTCGACCGCAGGATTACCGAACCAATTTAAGGAAAAAGGATAAAAATTGATATCTTTTAGCTGTTCCCAAATATAATCAAGTCTTTCCTGCGTCATGACGTTATTTTCCAGCTTGATTTGTGCACCACTCGTAGATCCTACTTGAAGTGTCACTGTTGTTTCTTGTTGCTGATCATCCCTGGTTGTTGATTTTGTAGTTACTTGGCATTGAATCCCGCCAATTTTATAAGTTGCTTCATTTTTAGTTAAGCCGCCCTGTTCGTATTGACTTGGATCAAGCTCGTAATTAGGTTCTGATACCGTTCTAATTGTTAATTTTCCAGCTCGATCAAAAGTTGCATAACCCGCATAAAGTTGTGCGATCCAGCCTAAAGCTTTACGATAACTTTGACCTTCAATTGGAGCAGGTAGATCTGGTAATTCTGGTAATCTAGCAAGTTCTTCCGAAGGATTGAAATGATTAACTGCGCAAATTTCTAAGATAACATCTAGCACTTTAGCTGGATATGTTAATTGAGATTTATACGTACCTTCCAACATACAGAAAAGGTCACTAGCAGTAATTGTCGTTAGATTATTATTGCGATCCATCTTAATATCGCCTGAGATCACAAACATTCCCAATGGCTCATATACATATTTCTCTGAAACCTTGATCCCAATGGACACCTGAACCAAGTCACCTAAAGACAGATCTTCGACAAGGTGAGAAAATTCAATTTGAATATTATTCGAGTATGTTGAACCGATCGCAAAAGTTTCACCAGTATAAGCTCCGGCATCATACTTTAACGAATTTATATCAGTTGCGGTATATTCCTTACCTGCGATCGTTACTCTTACCGCTAACGTTCGCTCTGTCGCTTTCCACGCTGCGATCGTTTCATCTGATTGAGATAGCAAATTATCACCTCCTACTGCTCGATTAAATCAAAGGATAAATTCTTCCATACAGGCAAAGAGTCAACAAACGTATATATTGGCGCAGTGCGATCACCAACATAAAATCTGCCCGTTTTCATTCCGCCTGTGTTTGGATCTAAGTATTCGACTGAAAAGAATTCAGCTTCGACTAGACGTAAGATCGTTGAACATTCTGGCACAGTCAATGCGCCAAAAGTTAAATTTATCTTTCTTTTTGTAGCTACTCTATCACGATGCAAAAGGCCTTGTGCATCACGCGTTGCCTTAGCGTCGATATCTTGGATCGCTACTTGCATTGTTTGCGGGGCAGGATTAACCACTGTCCCAGAAATTTTCAAATAATACAATCACACACATCCTCCTTAGATATTTAACATGTTTCTACCATTGCGCTGATTGATCGCATTGATACCTTTAATAGCATGTTCACCAAATGACTCATCGCCAATCTTGATATTGAGGTGTAAATCAACTGGCTTTCCGTTGTTATTACTGCTTTGTTGCATCTGTAACGCTTGTACGATCGCATTTACTAGATTCTCGCTCATTTGCTTAAAGCCACCGCTCTTAGCAACAGAAGACTCGTCTGAATGATCTTCAGCATAAATAGAACTTCCAACGCTATCGCCCTTAAAAAGCGAAGCAGGTAACTGTAGACCACCGCCGAAGTTTTGGTTCATGAAATTAATAGCTTGATTGATACGTTGCATACCTAACTCACGATCAGCTAATGGCACTACCATTTCAGGTTTATCACCTTCACCGATTTCATAGAAGCCGTGCTTATCGATTAAACCGCCACGCTCGTAACCATGACCGTGTCCGATCACAGCCAGCATATCTGATCCATAGCGAGATTTAGCATAATTGATAGCAGCAAGCATGTTATCGTAGCCTTTCATGATGTTACCGTGCCCAGGAAAAGCATAGGCCCTGAATGTCCCCGGCTTAGTTTGTAAAAGACCTGTTGCATTACCTTCTGCTAAACCATCATCGCCACCAATAGCACGTTCATTACCACCTGATTCTGTTTGAATTTGACGTACCCAAGCATCAACATAAGCTGCAGTTGTTGGCAGACCATTTTCACGCAAAGCTTTTTTAACAGCACTACGCCATCCTTCTGCACCTGGTCCAGTCTGGTGAGTTGAGCCACCGAATTTCTTGATAATATCTTTAGCCCAGTTCATCATGCCTTTCTTTTCTTCATTGACAGCACCTTTAGCTAGTTTTAGTGGCGCTTCACCTAAGCCCCAATCAAAAGTAACGAATTTATTAACGATGTAATCAACTAACTTGCCAGGATGAGCAATATCATCCATGACACCTTCTAACTCATCGATCACACCTCCAAAGAAACTACCGACGCCACTAAAGATATTTCCTAGGCCACTAAAATCAAGTCCGCTAAGCGCCCAACTAATGCCGCTAAAATCAAAGTTGAAATTACCGATACCACCGGCGTATTTAGGAACCATGCTGGAAAGTTCATTAGCGGTACTTGTAGCTGTCTTAACTTTTGTGCCAGCTGGTAAGTAGGTCAAGAAATTACGTTGTGCCGGGAATAATCCTTGCTCACCGTTTGGCAATTCGTAACTTTCACGATAGATGTCACCAACTTGATCATTGACCAAGGCTAGACCGCCGGGGTGATTTTCTGTACCAGTTTCATAAGAACTCCAGTTGAAGAAACCCCAATTTAGTGATCCACCACCTAATTTGTTCAAGACCCAATCGATACCATCTTTGATCTTGCCGGTAGCCTTTTGAACTGGCGTCACAATAGCATCAACAACCTTGCTTACAGAATTTCTGATACTTTGCAAGCCACGAGTGATCCCACCACCGATCGTATCGCCTAAACCACCGGCCCAATCGCCTAATGTCCGTGCAGTGCTATGTCTAAAATCAGATACCCAATTACCTAAGCGTTTACCAGCATTGACTGCAGCTTGATATGCATTACCCATACCACGATCAACGTGACCACCTAAGCCACCAGCCCAACTAAAAACACTGTTGTTAGCACCACCAAAGAAACTTCTCGTCCATTCAGACAATTTTCTACCAGCATTAGTAGCGTTACTTCTCGAAGATTCAGATCCATTATTGATATGATCGCCCAAGCGTTCAGCCCACGATTTAACAAGGCCGCTAGCTGAGTCTCTAAATTCAGTTGTCCAACCTTTGATTTTAGAGCCCGCATTTTTCGCTAATTTTTTACCAGCGTCAACGCTCTTGTTTATGTTGTCACCAATCGAAGACGACCATTCGTGAACTTTCTTTTTAGCATCAGCAATAAATTCAGTAGACCATGATTTGACCTTATTACCCGCTGACGTTGCTGATTTTTTGCCTTTATCGACATCTTTATTTACGTTATCGCCGATCTTTTCAGCCCAAGATTTGATAACTTTTTTAGCACCTGAAATAAAATCTGTGGTCCATTTCTTGATCTTGTCACCAGCAGAAGTGGCAAATTTCTTGCCTTTTTCTACGTCTTTGTTGACATTAGAGCCAATATCCGAAGCCCACTTAGATAATGTTTTCTTAGCACCAGAGATGAAGTTTGTGGTCCATTTGCCGATGTTTGAACCAGCTTTTTCAATATCCTTTTTGCCGTTATCAATGTGTTTTCCGATATCCTTACCAACAGACTTAGCCCAGTCAGAAGCCTTACCCGGGAGTTTCTTAGCCCACTTAGTAATATTTTGGCCGGTCTTAGTATCTTTCAAGAACCAATCAGCAACTGTCCCGATCGGGTTGATGATAAATTTAATAACATCTTTCCAATGTTTTTGTAGCCAATCAGCTGCATCACCAAACCATTTAGTAATCGACTTCCAAACGCTGTTACAGAAATCACGAAACTTCTTGTTGTGCTTGTACAATGCGACAAATCCAGCAACTAAAGCTGCAATCGCTGTTACAACTAGCACGATTGGATTAGCTTCCATAACAAGATTTATTGCAGCTTGAGCAAGTGCCGCTGCTTTACCCCAAATCGACCAATTTTTAAGTGCTTTAACCCCAGTAACTAATCCAGTCCAACTTAATTTGGCAAGTTTTTTAGCTCCATCAACATAAGTTAAAAATTCTGACCAAGTAGCTTTCGCTAAATCTTTCATCAAATTGCCAGCCTTCACAAAGTTGGTCCAAGTTACTTTACCAAGCGCTTTTGCATCAGTTACAAAGTTTTTCCAATTTTGAACTGCTAATTCTTTTGTAACAGAACTAATCGTTTTGATATCTGTAACACCCTTGCCAAGATCTGATAATCCAGTTATTTTCCCGAAGAATTCAGATAATAGGTGCTTATTGCCGGATAAAATTGTCGCCTTATCAACTAACTGACCTACAAGTCCAGTAGCATCACTGAATGCCTTAGTTGATACCTTGAAAGCAAAAATACCCATGATTACTTTTGCCATCATTTCGACAGCTTTTTGATGTTTATCGACCCAATCAGAAATCAATGTCAATCCGTCAGCTAATTTCTTTAGAACTTCAATGATTACGCCACCTGTCCATTTTGCGATAGGCTCTAAGAAGTGATTCCAAAGCCATTCAAATGCAGGCTTAGCCGCTTCAACGATAGAATGTACTAACTTCAAAGCAGCTGCCAGTAAATTGAAAAATTCAGGAATAAGTTTAGTGATCGTAAATTTAGCTAGTGGTAACAAGACATTCTTATATGCCCATTCAATACCGTCCCAGACGTCTTTTGTCACTGGTCGAATAGATTTAAGCAAGTTATCGATAGATTGCAACAGCGGTGTGAAATCGAGCTTTTTAGCCCAGTTCGCAGTATAGTTAGCCATGTCGCTCAAAGCTCCGAGCATATCATCAACCATGCCTAAAATAGTCTTAAAGATCGATGTCCCAACGTTGCCATGTTGCCAAGCTTTATCAAATTGCCCGGCTAAATTGCCGACAATGTTTGCGATCCCTGTAAACAGCTCAATCAGATGCGCCGCAATGCGTTCACCAGTTCCATCATTCCAAGCCTCTCTAAACGAAGTGGCTATATGATGTATCAACTCAAGAACTCGATTTAACGCATCAAAGATAGCTTGTATGAACTTAGTACCACGATCACCTTGCTCCCATGCATTTGCAAATGCTCGCGCAATATCGCCAACAATATTAAGCATGTCAGCTAATAATTGAAGTAGGTTCTCAACGACTTTTTGGCCGGTCCCGTTGTCCCAAACGTGCATGAATGAGTTGCCGACATCGCCTAATAAACGCTTGATCTCAGACCATGAATATTTAGCAGCATCGATCACAGCTTGACCTTTTTCATCCCAAGCTTTCTTCATTGGATCAAAGAGTTCGCCTAAAACTTTTTTGAGCTTATCGACTGCATCAATAGCACTTTGATATCCTTCAAGTGGCACATTCCAGTCAATGCCAGGCTGATCACCATCTAAAGAAGTATCGTCTTGTGCAGGGTCGTCAAAGATAGGCGTATCTTGCTTTTGTTGTGGCGTGAATTTTTCAAGTGGTTGACCTTCGAATTTGCTATTATCCTTGTTTTTGTTGTTATCTAGGACATTAAGCTCGTCAAAGCCCATCAAAGATCCTTGCAATTCTTCATTAGCTTTCTTTGTTTCTTCAAAAGCTTTTTTAGCCTGTTCATTAGCAGCCTTGATCTTTTCATTTTCAGAAGCGACCGCAGCTGCACCTTCACGATTAGCTTGTGCGATCTGTTGATTTGCACGTTGAACCGCCTTAGCTTGCTCTTGCTGTTGTTTCTTGACAGCATCACTTGCCTTGTTTGCAGCTTTCGAGGTGTCATTCATAGCTTGCACTTGTTCATATAAGCCACGTGCTCCACTACGAGCGCTAGATAGACTCATACCAGTCAAAGCAGACATGAACTGTGCAATCCAGCCAGTTACTTTTTGCAAAGCGCTCATCAGTGCATTGATCGCAGGCAATACATAGCTGTAAATCGGATAGAAAGCCGTTAAGAGATTTACTTTGATCGCATTGAAACTACTTGCAAATTGCTTGTTAGTCATAAGTGCCGCGCCCATACCTTGAGCTAACATCATAATCCCTTGATAAAGCAACGTGAACACGATCAATTGACTAGCAAGCATACTCATTGCCATTTTGACGCCTTTTAATCGCTCGCCCAGCAATGAAGCGCTTGAGCTTGCTTTTCGCATTGAAGAACCGCCACCATCGCCCATACGCTTAAACGATGATGAAAGACCTGAAATCGCATTTCTAAGTCTGCTGAATTTAGAACTCGTTGTAGTGGCTGTATTCCCTTCTTTAACAAGCTCTGTATTGACTTTTGAAGTGACTGCTTTTAATTCATCACCTCGTGCGCTAACATAGCTATAAGCTTTTGCTAGCTCGTCATTCCGAGCAATCAGTCGCGTGTATTCTTTTTCAGCTGACTTTATTTTTGGGTTCTTATCGGATGATTTGCCCATCATGTCATCAGTTTGACGTAGCTTAGCGATCGATCGTCTAACTTTTTCGATTTGCTCTTCGTTACGATCCATTTCGTTTGCGATCTTCTTTAACGAATCGGGGATCGTATCAAACTCCTGCTTCATTTCTTGAGCAAGAGCTTTAGCTTGGTTTTGGAATCTTTCCATCTTGACTTGTGCATCAGCGATCTGATTGTCAAGCTTTAAGGCTTTAACTTGGCTACCTTGTTTGCTCATGTCAAGATCGTCTTTGCTAGCTACCAAGGCTTGTATTTTACGTTGCATTGATCTAGCTTGATCCATCTTTTGGTTGATGTGAGAAACTAGTTCGTCAACTTCCTTTTTAGCTTTAACAGCTTCTTTTTGAATTTCATCATCGATTCCAAAATCAACTTCTCTTTTTGGCATGTAAGGTTGTAGCTTTTCTTCTTCTGTTTTTATTCGTGGTGTGGTTTGCTTTTTAACAGTCTCACTGTCAACTTTAGGCTTAGGGATATCGCCAACGCTTTCACGCGCAACTTTAGTCTGATTTGCAATACGCTGTTGCATGTTAGATGCTTCTTGCAGTCTTGCGGTCAAACTATCTAAACCTTTTTCTGACGCATTGACTGCATCTTTAGAGCTTTCGACCTGCGCTTTGTTACCTTCAACGATCTTTTCTGTAGCTTTATCTTGCACTTCGATAGTCTTTTCGATCGCTTTTTGCTTGTCGTTTTCAGCTTCTGAACGGCGTTGAACCTCTTCTTTTGCTGACTCACTAGACTTAGATAGTGTTTCACCAAAAGATTGACGTATGCGGTCCAAGTTGCCTTGAACTTTCATTTGCATATCACCTGTTTTTTGCCCGATCAACGCTGTAAATTCATCCATCTTTTGAATAACATCACCGTAATTAGCCTTAAATCTCAATTCAAGTTCTTCAAGATTCATTCTCCACACCCCCTTGTCTATCTTCGTTAAATTGTCTTATCCGCTGTGCTTGTTGCATGAATATTGCTTGATCTTTTTTCCAATCGCTTTCTTCTGGCGATGCTTGCGTAGTTTGATCAACATCATCTTGAACAAATGGATAAGCTTCTTCTACTTTCGGCATTTTCGCAGGATCGTTGACTGCAAAAGCTACTAACTCGCTCAATCTGTGATCCATGTATGCCTTAGAGCGCCACTCGTCTAATCGGCGTTTATTGTTAGCTTTGATTTGGGTCATGATCTCTAATAGATCCATATCCCAAAAGCGATCAGCATCAATGCCGGACTCGACTGCGATCGGATATAATTCTTCAAAGAATTGTGAGACGGTTGTAAAACCCGTCTGCTCATTTTCTACAGAAGTGAGTCTTCTGCTGGTTCTTCCGCTTCGAGAGATACCGATTCCGAATCTGTCTTCGTATTCTTGTCCTTCTTCCCGAAAAAACCAGATAGCTCAAGCAACTCCATTAAATCGTTAAATAATTCCATGGTCGTATGCCCTTGATCTAAATACTTTTCAAAAGCTTTGACGATCTTAGCATCAGTCACACCAGCTGTTTGATTTGCGCTTTGTAACACGATCAAGATCTCATTGACCGGTGGTAGTTTGTTCCCGCCTTGACTATCCATGAAAAGGGAAAGCATTGACTTTCCTAAACGTTTTTCGGCGTTAAAAATCTCACGTCCACCTAAGCGCAAACTTAATTCAAGATCTCCAAATTCCATTTTCTTAGTTGCTTTTTTAATTGATGTTGCCATATTGCAAAACTCCTTAATATATATTTATTTAATAAAAATAGATGTAGGACTCGAACCTGCATCTATCAAAATTCACTACTTAGAAGAGGGTACTGTTGCTGTCGCTGCTTTAAAGTGTGGCCCGTCAGAAACAGTAATAGTAATCGTATAACCTAAAGCACCGTTAACCGCAACAGATGCAAACTTGATGTTGTAAGAACCACGCATTGTCACTGTCATTCCATCTGGATAAGTAACTTTCCATTGGTATTGCTTACGATCGCCAGCTTCAGCCAACGCTTTTGCGAAGCTCGGCCCTTTGTATACAACTTGGAATTGCACGTTAGAAGCATTTTGAATACCTTCAACTTGCTTCCGGCGATCATCAGCTAAAGTAGTAACGTCAACTTTTTCAGTGTCACCACCTAATTCTGGAATCGTTTTGATGTCAGCAAACTCTTCCCAAGATGAACCGTTATCAGAAGATCGTTCAAGTTTAGTACCTGTACCAACAAGCCCATCTGTGTTATCGACCGCAAAGCGTTGCAAATCTAACGCTAATGTATCGCTATAAAGTTTTACGTTTTTCATTTTCTTCATCCTTTCTGATAAACTCGACCACTCGTATTATCAACGATACCGTTAAATACGATCAGCACTCGAGTTATTCCATTCAAATCTTGATCACCAACGCTATTAGAAAAGCCCATCACTGAAAACTTAGCAATGAGCTCGTCTTTTATTTTTGTTAGTGATCCTTGATCACTGTACAAATCAATAGTGATCTGCCATTCAGTATCAGTCTCTTGTTGTTTGTTATCCCTGATATACGATGATTGAGATGTTTTGTAGATCGCAGTCGGAAACTTTGTGAAGCTATCGGGATAGTTTGGCGAGACTGTTTTTAATTCTGGCATAGCCTTCAAAGTCTTAAAAACTAGCGCTTTGACATTATAAATCTTCATCTAATCACCTAGCTTATTTCTAAATTCTTGTTCTACACGTGTTTTGATGATGTTAGGTGCTTCTTTTGCTAAGCGGTCCATCGCCGGCGTCATAAATTGACGTGCTGGCTGTCCTGTTGTTCGATAGAAGTATTTGCCCTTGATCTTGATCTTTGGAATACCATAGATCTTATTTAGATCGATATCAACTTCTTCTGCTGGAATATACCACGGCGTTTGTCGATATACAATCGCAATATTAGGTGGTAATTTTTTAGGCGAATTCTCACCAACTTTACCAGTCCCAAATTCACGAAAAATAGCCACCATAGACGAGTTCCACCAACGTGCAATAACCTCATCACCATCTTGCTTAACTTCGTGTTTAAAGCTTCTAGCAAGCTCTCCTTGCGAATATTTGATGCTTGATTGTAATTCATTAACAGCATATGCTTCGGCTTGTTCTATCGCATCTTCTTGCCCATTCATTGCGCCTTCGGCTAAAACACTAGGCAATTTGTTTAGCTTTGCGTTGAGTTCATCTAAACCATGGATCTCAACGTCAATCATGACTATCATCCCTTTTAATGCGCTCTAGCGTAATATTCTTGTGCGTAGAAAATTCTTGGATCGCTGTGATTTTGTAGTCAGGATCTTCGTCTTTATCAGCATATAAGCAAATACCAAGCCCTTCGCCATGACTTTCACTAAGCTCTTTGCCTTGATATTTGCAGGATTTGATGTATTTGATATCTTTACCATAAAGTTGAGCATTAACTGATCCACCGGCCGACTGAACGTTCATCCTAATTTCTTTAGGATCGCCCCAGCCTTTAACGCTGTAGCCTTCATCATCTTGTGTGTTTACAGGTTCTTTAAGATAAACAGTCGTTAGATCACTTTCTTTTAATCTCATAACTTGGTCACCTTCGCAATGCGATAGCGATTGAGCCCTTGTCTAACGTCTTTTGGAATACCCGTCTCAAGATAGTTGGTGACTCCACCTTCAACACGTTGAGTCTCACCTTCAAGTCCTAAACGATTATAGTTAATGACCGCTAAACGTTTAACGTAGACATCAAGATTGCCGACTAATTTCGTTTGGCCAGTATAGTCAAGAACTTGTGCACTTGCTTCCTTAACTAAATCTGTTACTAGATCGTGATCACTAATATTTAATCGTGTACTTACGGCGGTAACCATTTCAGCAACCTTTTGATCCACATTGAGCACCTCCTAATTTATTAGAGTACTTTGGCTTGGAAGACATCATCAGCACTGGCAAATGATGGAAGCATCGTTGCAGCTGCTAATACCCATGTACCGATTGGATCTTCTCCTGTTTCGTAAACTTTGGCCATGACGTTACCTACTTGAGAAACTTGCGCATTGCTTGAGAGCATACGATTCTCTTCTGGTGTTGGACCGTAGATTTTTTCGCCAGGAACTTCATCATTGAACAGAACGATGCGATCTTCTGGGAAATAATGTTTTGTTGTCAGCTTACCATCTTCACCTTCAACACGATATTTGCCGTCATAAGCGCGAATTACTGGTAAACCTTGCGCCGTCATCCATTGATCAAGATCAGCTTGCCCAACAACTCGACCAGTGTCTTTACCAAAGATAGCTTCTTTGATCTCAGTACTGCGCATCAAAGTACGTAAAACTTTCTTAGAAGTAAGCGCCCGTGTTGGCGTGATATCTAAAGTATCAGACCAGTCTTGCAAATTATCAATGATAGCAGCACTATCACTCCCCCAAAGAGATTTGCCGGACAATTCTTTTTGGTGTTCTTGTGGCACTTTATAATCGATCGCAATACCATTCTTTTCATCTGTGATCTTACCAGTAGCGAACATTTCCATCGTCATTTGTTCACCCCGAGCAAGTACTGCTTGGACCATCGCGTCAATGTCATCAAAGACAAATTGTTTCAAGTAATTTTCTTCTGCTGCATTACGTGGATAACGCAACTTAACTAGCATTTCTTCTGTGATCTGTACCTTGCGTTTTACGTACGCAAGTTCAGCAGTCATCTTAGTTGCATCCCGACTTCCAATCTCTGCTTCTGTATCAAAAGCAGAAATGTTAGCGATCGTTGGCACTCGACTACCAGCCTTCAAAATATCCACTTCCAATGTTGGAACTTTTGTAGCTGGGAACAGCGTATCGCCTAAAAGATCCCGATATTTGCGATTTCGAGTATAATCGATGACTGTTTTTTGATTAAACATGTCAAGAATTGGCGTTGCAAATCGTTGTAAATCTAATTTGATCATTTCCTTTTTCATCTACTATCGTCTCCTAACTCTATATTAATCAGAACTTACAGTTCCAGAAGTTTCTAGATCCTTAAAATGGATCGCAGTCATCGCTTTGATTGCTTCTGCAGACGGTACTGGGTTCAAGCGTTTACTCAAGACCCAGCCTTCTCGCATAACTGCTACCATTTGCTTAGATTCATCAGTTGGTACGTATACATCATTCACTGTGATTCCGATTGCTTTAGCATCGTTTGTTGGGTAAACCGTCCCAGCCGGTACATATTTGCGACCTTGATCATCAGTTTGAACATTGTAGTTAGTGCTGTCGATCGTTTCTGGAAAAGCTGTGAACTTTTCAGAAGCTAAAAAATTCAACTGCTTTCCGCTTTGAAATTGTGTATACATATAATATTTTCTCCTTTCCTATTTCCAAAAATCGCTTTTAGATTTGTTAGATTCATTAGCCTTTTCAGCATACAACTCACCCGCAGTTTTAGGGGTTGCGTTGTTTTCTGTGCTTTTAGGTGTACGTGCACCTTGCGCTAGACGAGCTTCAACAGCGTCATGCAATGCACTCCTAAAGACTTCGCTGACTTTTTGATAACTAGCATTCATAGTATCTTCATCAGCAAGCACATCACCAAAGACATCAACCAATCCAGCCGGTAACCCGTCCTGGATCAGCTGACTTGCCAGCTTGCTTTTATTCTCACGTTTTGTGATTTCAGTTTCACGATCGCTCAAAGCTTGCTCACGTTGCTTAAAATCATATTCACGACGTTGTTCTTCAGTCATGTTCTTGCGTTCTTTAGCATTCTTAGCTTGTTCTTCTTGTTCTTCTTGCTCTTTTTGCCAGTTAGATTTAGCTGTTTCTAACGCTTTACTGAGCTTTTTATCAAAGAATGAATCCATTTCTGACTCTGTTTCAAAAGTTTTAAAAGGTTCTGTTTTTTCAGTACCTTCCGAACTTTGTTGTTCGTCTGTTGCATCACCTTCTCCGCCTTGTTCGCCTTCTGCAAAACGTTGCAGATTTAAAAACAATAATTCTTCCATACTATTATCCTTTCTACCCATGCACGCCCGCTTTTTTGCCTGCACGAAAAAAGCCGCCCCATATTTCTACACAGCGACTTTCAAAAGTGAGACAACAGACCCACATACGTATTTAATTTTGAGCAGTTTTACGACTTGCCTAGGTCACGAGGATCTTTCATCCCCATATCTTCAAAGGTATAATCTACATACTTTGTTTTTTGGTAAGGCTTTTTATATTTAGGAATTCTTTTGTTATGAGGGATTTGCTCGATTATCGCTTCTTTAGACAGTAATTTCCTTATATGCTTAAACTCTTCAATGGTTAATCTATCACAAATCAAGCGATCAATATTATCAATTTCGATATATCCATCTTTTACCGTACTTTCCCATGACTCTTTAAAATCTTTGATATAATTGATATCATCTTCGCTGTAAGCTGTCGGAGTGTGTCTCGCAGCATGTTTAACATACGCTTCTTCATAAGCTTCAACGTTTATTTTGGTTTTGTAAATTCTATCCATTGTAATTTACCTCTATTCAAAACATTGATAGTTCCATCATTTTTGATGATATCATATCCACTTAAAATAGCTAAAATTTCAGCATTAGATTCATATAGTTTATATTTTTTTGGCACTCCAATTTTCAGATCACCTATAGAATTTAACGGTACTATATCTTTATAGTCTAATATTCTCCCATCCATATCAAGGGCCCATTTACCTATCAATGGATTAGAGCCCTTTTTAGAATGGTACTCAGCTTGTGATATAGATTCTGAAAAGTAAATTCCCCTTCCTTTCGTTGAATTGCCTGCACCAGAAATCGGCATTTCACCGCTATTGATTACGTCTATAAAATGCTTAGCACTTTCAGTTTCAGAGTCATGAACCCCTCTATATACTATTTGAGTATTGCTAAAAGCATCTTTTCCTGCCTTCTTAGATATGTCGTCATATCCTGTTTTCCTTAACAAATAACGAATAAATTTACTTTTTTCATCTTCAAACGGTATAGTATCATCAATGAAATTTTCAGTATCCATCAATTTCTTAACATCAATACCAGTTTCCTCTTTGTATTTGTAAAATACAAGTTCTAACCGATCATATAATTTTTGTGCCACTTCCCTATTGAAAGTCCTCTTTTCTAAAGGTAACTTACTAAATTTGAATTCAGGAACAGATTTTACTGATTCTTTAAAACGTTCAGTCCCTAAATAAATAACAGGTACAGTGCGACAAAAGGGATGTAAAGGCGGTATATTCTTACCAAAAACTGCATCACTAACATTGAATATCTTCTTGTTGATACTACGACAGACCTTACTTGTTCGACTGTCTAAGATAGCTATCAACTGATACTGTTTAACACCACGCTTTTTCCAATTATCGAGCTTGGTTTTGGAATAAAAGTAATTGGCTTCTGTCCTAATCAAGCGACTAGCATTGAACTTACCAACGTTGAACTCTTGATCAATACGTTTGATCATTTCTCGTTCTGGCATATTGCTAAGCTCTTTAACTGTAAATAGCTCTTTCAAGCGATCAGCAAGCTTATCAGTGTTATCCCAAATACGAGATGAAAAATTGCTCCCGTTCCAACGACTATTTAAAGCTCGCTCAATGTATCTATTTGGCATTTTTGTGAGCTTTGTTTTAGGCTCGTCAGCCTTCATAGGCACGCTAGCCACTTCTTTACCCGTCTTAGAATCCTTGATAGTAATTTTGCTTTTTCTTTGCTCTAGCACTGGTTTAGCATCGCTATCAGTAAGCTTATAATCTTTAGCCTTATCATACACAGCACCTTGCTTTTCAGCTTGTGCCCAGGCACGTTTCATTACATCAGTGTGCAGATTAACGTTTTGCTCCAACTCAACTGCACCAGCTGATTTAGCTGCAATATACGCTTTGACCTGCATTTCTTCTAGTCTAGTGATCCGACTCTTAGCAGCTAATCTACTTAAGTGGTCATCGACAGCTTTTTTACTCTCTTTGTCAGTGATGTCGCTAGCTAAAGCTTTCAACGTCACTAATTCAGATGGTGAGATATGTGAAGACATGATACTTTCAACTTCATCAGCTGAAATGTCTGCATAAAAATAGCGACGATAGATTTTTTTGACCTCGTCGCTTAAATACGCCTGCGCTTTTTGATATGCGCTATTGATTACATTCAGTTTATCAGTTGTTTCATCTTGATTGTCCTGCTCATCCTGCAGATCACGCAACTGCCAGTAGTTAAATTGATCCTTATCACTTTTCATATACTAACCTATGAAGTAATCATGATGTAATCACTATATTGTTCAACAAGCTGGCTGACTGTATTTTCAAACGCTCTTAGCAGCGTTTTATTCTCAATGCTTTCAGCATCTGAAAAGATAGCCGTTAAAACTCCATTTTTATCGCTTACAGAGACGTTAGTGCAATTATTGATAGTATGTGTCAATAACGTAGAAAACGACGCACAGACGATATCAGAGCCATACGCGCTATATTTAGCGTGTCCGCTTGCTGTGATCGTCGCCTTGTTGTTTTTCTTTATCATCTTCACTTTGATCATTTTGACTATCACTCCATTCTATGCGATCAGGATCTTGTTGTAAGGCCATTTGATTTTTCTTGATGTTTTCTGCATCTTGCTGATCCATTTCATCAATTATTTCTTGCGGATCGTCTACTTGTGGTAGCCAGCCGTAAGTAATCTTACGTGGAATAATACCATCAGCATTTCTGATATTGTTTACCACATCAGATAAGTTGATTGGAATATTAGGCGCAAGATCAATATCACAACCACTAACATCATTATTTGCGCCTTTGATATTCACGATCGTTTGAATCATGTTCAATCTGCGACGCAAGCCATCAAAGAAATATCGCTTTTTGATCGACAACAGATTTTCCAAACCAAAAAGTTTAAACTTCATAGCTTCACCAGATACGTTGCCCATAAACTTTTCATCATTCATGTTTGGCACATATGATATTTTATGGATATCGTTCTCGATCGATTGACTAAGCAAGTTGACTTGCGTTTCATCAAATGACTTAGTTAGCCAGTCGATATCTGCGCCGTCTTCTCGTGAAGGAGCATTCAAAACGCCATTCTTCAAAGCTTTCAGATCGTCATCATCTTCTGCTAATCCGAAACCAAAGGTTACCAGGATCGCATCAACAAAGGCTTCTTTGTCTGAAATGCGATCGGTCTGCAATAAGTTATACGCATCGATCAACGAAATAAGCTGTTCAAAATCACCTTGACGCTCTTCGTTATTACGATATTCAATTAGTGGCACGGTATTAAACAAATTCTCACCGTCATAAACAATATCATCATCCCCGGATAACTCCATCGTCATTTTGGTTCTAAACTCGACAACACGTTTTGGCATGTATACAGTCACACTATAACCATCCATACGACCATCAAGATCTCTCTTTGGTTGCACAAAGACCGCAAATAACGGATCATGCTCAACTGTATCATCAGTAACAACGATCGCAGCACGTGGATCAATGACTTCAATCTTTAGCTCTGTGTTTGGCGTTGCTTTTTCATTACCTGCTTCGTCTAGTGTTATTTCAGGATCAGTTACTTTGAGATACAGCAATTCATAGCCGTAACCAAAAACGGATAGATCCTTTTCTAACTCAATGTCATGCTTATGAATGTCAGCATTTTTCAATACGTCAAGCACATCATCAATGTTTTTATCCTTGTCAGCAATATATTTAACAGGATTACCGGTCATAAAGCCGACATTCATATCTGTAATATATTTAGCATGATTGATCATAATGTTTGCTGACTTAACTTTAGAGTTATCAAACTTGTGATCATTGACATCTTGCTTACCGTTATAATAATCAGCTAACTTATTCAAACGCTTTTGCCGTTTTAGAAGCTCTCTGATCGCATAATTGATAGCTTGGATGTTTGGTTCATTTACGTCTCCCAAAAGACTTTTATCAATTGAAATAGCCAATTAAGCACCTTCTTTCTATAACCCACGAATTTTGGGCCGTTTTGTAATTTTTGCAGTAAAGTTTTTGTGGATCACCATATAAACGAAATAACGCATAGCATCACAAGCGTGATCATGTTCTTTGACTGGCCTATCTTCACCATGTTGGGATGCTTTTTCATCCCAAATATAACTGGCTAACTCTTTAAATAAGTTTGAGCAACTATCACCAAATAAAATCTTGCCTTCGCTCATAGCACTTTGAGTAACACGAATACCATCGACAACATCATTTTTAGCTTTCTTGACCTTAAAACCATTCTCGCGTAATACAGCAATAAAAGAAGCTGCGGACGGATCAATAATGATCTTTGCTTTGATCTTGCCTAAGAACTTCTTCAATTCTTCGCAATACTGCTCGTCAGTCTTTTGCCTTGCATTAGCACGTCCGGAATAGTAATACTCTTTTATTAAGTACCATGTGCCACGATTACGCCCCCATAGCAAGAATACTGTTGGGTTCTGCGTACCGTAGTCACATGATACATAATACTTTTCAAATTGTTCCGGCAGATCGTGGACTACCATGCTATCCTTATCGAAATTATCATAGATAACACCTTCCGACATAACCCAAAGGCCCAAGATGTAGCGTTGATAGAACACACCAGTAAACATACGCTCATAGCGTTCAATAATTGATTGTGATAGGGATGGATTGTCTTTCATTGTGAAATGTATGCGGATCGCATTCTTTTCATTCAATTGATCTATCCACTCCAACTTAAAATAATGGTAAGGACCTGCAGGGTTACAGTTAAACCAAAGTTTAGATCCTTCAACCGAACAACGTGCGATTGCCTGATTAACGAAACTTTGAGGCATCAGAGCAACTTCATCAAAAAAAGCACCGGCGGCGGTCAAACCTTGAACAAGATCTTGCGAACCTTCGTCTTTACCACCAAACAGAAAGAAAAAGTTTTCTTTGTTTCCTTTTCGGATCACGAGCATGTTTTCCGAGCGGCTATCTTTTACAGAATAGCCACGGCCTTCAAGCATTCGCTTTAACGGTCTGATCACATTACGCCGAAGCGATCCGATAGTTTTACCTGCAACGATAAATTGCTCGCCATTGAAACTATGCATAGCCCACAAAACGTAGGATAATGACATGACAACTGTTTTGCCAGCACGGACCGAGCCATCGCAGACGATAGCTTCTTTATCTCGTAAAGCTGGGACTTTCCACCACGTCAAAACCATCAACTGCTTTTGCGAAAAGGTTGTGAATTTGAAGGACGATCTAGTTAGTACGCTTTTCTTCGCCATTGTTTTCATCCTCCATACCTTCTATATCCGCATTCTTCCAAATGCCTGGTATAGCCTTTTCGATAGCCTGAATAAATCCGTCATCATCAGCAACTGAATTATCCGGCTCTGGTAAGCGATCTAACAGCTCACGCATTGCAGTCTGTTTGTCATACATTTCAACCACCGGTTGCCCTTTATCGATGCGCACACTTTTGATGTTTGCCGTATCGATCTTGCTACTATCCTTTAAAACGATGATCGACTCATAATAAAAACCTTGCTCGCCAGTCTGTGGATCTATCCACGGATCTAAGCGATAAGCCCCGGCATCATCTTCGTAGTCACCTTCAGGATCATGAACTTTGGACCACTTGAGCTTTTTAATAGTCTTGAATTCTAGTACGTCTGTAACGTCTGCTGTTGCTTGTTGCAGATACTTCAGTAAAATATCATTCGCATCAGCATACAAGTCCATAGACTGCTGTTTTTTGAGTTTAGCTAACTGTTGTTTTATGTTACCATTTGCTACCATTCTAGATCCGTGAGCCCGAGCTGTATCATAGTCAACACCATAAGCTTTTTGGTACGCCCAAGTCGCATTGTATCGTTGCAAATAGTACATACAAAAGGCTTTTTGCTTATCTGTTAACTCATCATTGTCTGCCAATTCTTCGAGTAGATCAGGGCTTCGAGAGTGTGCAACTTTTTGCGTTTTTGTACGCGTACTTTTTGATTTTGTACGCGTACTTTTTTTAGCCTTTTTTGTACGTTGCCAGCCATTTCTTGTTTTCCAAGACTTGACTGTACTAAGTGCCACATTATATTTTTCAGCTATATCTTTGTACTTCATCCCAGCTAAGTAGTCTAACTTAGCTTCATCCATTTTTGTCACTTCATCTCACCCACCTCCAAAAGTAGTTATAATGTGTAGTTCTGTTTATAAATTATTTCCTGCGCGTCTTGCTAGTCTTCACATGTTTCTTAGCTTTATCACGTTCTAAAT